CACTTGTCAAGTTACCGAACGATGCTGATCTTTCTTTCGATTGTTGTTCGCTTTCACTTTCATCACATAACATAATGGAAATCGTACAGACTTTTGACATCAGGACTAAAGAACTGTATTGGACCTTTCAAGATACCAACAAACACATTTGGTATTTCAAGGCTCATGAAGTACAGAGCTTTATGGATGTTCGCCACAGGATTCTTCGATGATTGAACTACTCACTGCTGCATTGATTATCGGTCAAGTTGAGATTGCTCCAGGTATTATCCGCACGGAGTATCTTAACGAATACCATCAAGTTATCGTAGAGGAGGAAGATCGAGACTAGGTTTCACGGTGCAATAGGCTCACACAGGGAGAGAGAAATCTCTCCCTTTTTTATGCTTTTTTTTCGTTTTTTCGTATTCTTGTGCCAGCTGGTGAACCGGTACAGAATCTCATGAGAAGCCGCTAGAAGCCCCCACAAGGCGCTACAATTACGGAGTCAACGCAAGACACCCCATGGCTGCCATTATCCCTGATCCCAACCGCAAGTGGGTCAAAGGCACCGAATACATCACCGCAGGCGATGAGTACACTAGCGACGGAACCTGCGTAGGTGTGGGTACCGTAGAGTACATCACTCACGCTCGTGCCTGTGGCTGCTGCTACGCTTCAACGATCAAACTACCGGAGCCTAAGGTTCCTGATCTCGGTGATCTTTTCCTGGAGATGTTCAGCCTCTGATGTATCAGGAGCCTGTGTGAGAGTATCACAGGCTCCTCTACATTCTTTATATTTTTGTAAAATTTCGTTTTTTTCTTTTCGTTTTTCGTATTATTTTTTGGCAGGGTTAGCGTGGCTTACTTATCGTCAACAGCCTTCGTGGCCTCCTTTGCTTGTGAGATTAGTCTACCATGCCATGCGCCAAATGGTCGGTGGACAGCCAGATAACTGTCTGGCACAAGACCTCATAGACAGCACTGATCCTGGCTGCTACTGTATGGGAGTCGTTCGGAACTGATCCGATGTTCGCTGTTCTTCCCTTTGGTGATGAATTCGTCCGCGAAGATTCCCAATGGTATATTGATCTGGCAGATGCTCACAATGCTGCACTTGATTGGAGTGTAGAACTGAACGGTCGAGTTGTTTATATCTACGAACAATATAGGAAAGATTTCAAAATTATTACAAAAGTTTGGGCATAAGAAATAACAAGGATCATAAGATCCTTTTTTTATTCTTTATACTTAACTATTTTTTCGCAGGGTTAGCGTGGCTCACTTGTCGTCATCGGCCTTCGGAGCCTCCCCTGCTTGTTGACATAATTCTAGCAGACCGGCAGCCGATCCGCGAGCCGATCCGGCAAATTAGGTCAGTTTAGCCACTGGCACAAGGTGGCTATGGCGGCTGTGGATCTGGGCTGTAGGATGGCGGAGTAAACCGCAATCCGGTCATGACAAACCACACCTGGGCTGACAACGCGATGCGCTGCGCCGCTGCGCGGATCCGCGAGCTGCGTCCGGTTGAGCACTACAGCTGGGCTCACTACCGCCAGCAGCGCGAGCGTGAAACGCTCACCGCGCTTTATACCCTCTACTGGAGTGGCGTTCGCCGCGAATTCGAGTCAGCTTACGGCAGCTGATTCTCCGACCTAGGGTATGTCGCTAAACTGCCCTAATTGTCAACAACCCCACCGCTATTCTTTCTCATGCGTAAGATTGAAGCTTCCATGAATGATGCAATTCTGAAGTGTCAGAATTGGCAGAAAGACAATACAAAGGTGATCTATTCGCCAGAAAGAAAGGCGTCCTATGTGCACCTTTATGGCCACCACATCGCTACGGTTGGTGATAATTATGTCGAACTTTACAGCTGTGGCTATAAAACAACCACAACGAAAAGCCGCCTGAATGCTATTCTGGCAGAGCATGGAATCGCTGGTGAGTGTGTCTTTCAGCGCAAAGGTGAGTGGTTTGTTCATAAATTTGTCGGTCAAGCTGGCACCGTTCCAGTGTTTGTAGAAAAAGAATTCGAGGAGGGAATGATTCTCTCTTGACCATAAACTCTTGGGGGCAGAGTATAAAGCCCCCACCAACTCATTCGCTATTCTTTCTCATGACAATCCGCATCTCTTTCTTTGCACCTTACCCTCGCTTTAATGGCGAGAGAAAGCATCAAGAATTCAAGTCAATTTCAGAGGCTAAAAAAATGATCGAATTCTACAATTCTCTGGGATCTTATGATGCAAGAGTCGAAACTTTCGCAGAAAAAGAATAGTTAAAGTTTTATGTCAGGGGCGGCTGGCCTGGCCCCCCTGGCATGGTAGGATAGGTGAAACCGGCAGAGGGTCCGAAGCCCAGTGACGATAAGTGAGCCACGCTAACCCTGCCATAAAATAAAAGTGTGACGGTTTGTTACGGTTTGGCGATCTGAGGCACGGTGTCGCCTTCCTAGGTTCTAGATTGGCGGAGCCAATGCAATCGAGCCATGCAAACCGCCACCGCCACCGATCGCGCAGCTGCCATCGCTCGCGCCGCGCGTCACGCCGCTCTGGGCGACCCTCAGACCCTCACCGTGACCGCGCGTGGGGAGCTTGTGACTTTTGAGTCACGGCTGAGCGACGATGCCGCTCAAGATCTCCTGCAGTATTGCTCCGGACGCTTTGCCGCTTCCCTATGGCAGCAGTCCTACGATCGTGGCCTGTCGCCTGCACAGCTGGCGTGGGCTCACAAGCTCTCCACAGATCTGCTGCAGGCAGAATCTGCAGAGGATTCTAACAGCGAGCCGCAGTTTAATAGGCTCTTCAGTGTATTTCAGGCTGCAAAATCTCGCGGATTGAAGCGACTCACCCTGCGTTTAAGCGGTGTGAATGTTAAGCCAAACCGTGATCTTACAACCTTATGGGTTACTTCCCAGACTGAAACTGAGGAAGGTAATTATGGCCCACAGCCAAAATATCTCGGTAAAATTACACCTAACCGTTTAGATTCGCGTCTTGCCGATGATGTTAAGGCGGTGCTTTTAGAGGCCGCCAGTGATCCTCTCACCGCTGCAATTCGCTACGGTAAGGAAACCGGCAGCTGCTCATGTTGCGGTCGTGATCTCACAAACGCTCAGTCAATCGAGCTGGGAATCGGTCCTATCTGCCGTGAAAAGTTCGGCCTCTGAGTATAGTTAACCGACCTGGGTATGTCGTTAAACTGCCCACGCAATCCCATCGCTTTAGATTCTCATGATCAGCAATCGCGGCACCATTGTTTACACTCCCAACAGTGCAGATCTGGTGAAAATTTATATCGAAATGTGTGAGATTATCGTATGCTTTGCAGTCGCAATCGTGAAAGAATTCTTTATGCTAACCGCACGAGCAGTTAGTTTCTGTGAGAAGTGGCAAGATTGGCGTGGTTTCTATCGCATTGGACCTGTAGAAGTGGGCTTTGATCTACAACAACAGTGGGACGATTTGGAGGCAGTTTGGTATACCTGGGATCATAAAGAGGTCGGCTTCAGTATCTACTACTGCCGTCAGAATGGCTGGCAGAAGGTAAGCTGGCACTAGGATCTTATGGGGTGACAGTACAACTAACTGTTGCCCCACTGTTTATACCTAACTGTGGCGTATAGTAGGTATAAAAGACAGTCGAAAAAGTGTCACAGGGACAGTTGACGGATCGCCCATGCCGTGGTAAGGTTGGGCCATGCGTAAAAAAATGGGTCCCCATAAGCTATAAAGCTATCCACTCGCCTTATAAGTATCAAATACATAAAAAAACAAAAAATACCCCATCCCACAAAAAAATCGCCGCCCATAAGAATCTTATGAATAGTTCGAATCTAAAATTAAATCGAAAAACCATTAGACCTAAAAAAATCGCCGCCAGAAAAAATCGCCCCAAACCCCCCACGCCTTATTGGAATTTTTGGAAAGTTGTATTTGCTGGGTGGCTAATCAGATATCCCAAAACATTTGCAAAGCTTATTGGCATACCAGTTGGCATACTCTTAGTCATGATATATAATGCGGTCAAATAAAGTTCTTATGACTAAATTATATCACATCTATGTCAAAAATGAGTGTATATACCACTCACTACCAAAAGAAGATTTCGATAAATTATGGGATTTCGTGCAAAAGCTGACCTGGCTTACTGAGATCAACGAGAATGATATTCAATATGAAGAGGTCATATTAAACAGAGAATTGGCTCTGAATTCGTCACATTGACAAATCCTAAATAGAACGCTAAAATTGAATTGGAGTTTATTTTAATCCATGGCAAAAGGTTTTACAGTAAAGGCAAAAGCTCCCATTGTAGAAAATAAAGAAGAATGGGACTACGAAAAAATTAAAGAAAGAATGAGAGGCAAGAGCATTGTGTTCTGTCTACCAGGGCGAGGATGTTCTTTTGCATTCCTCAAATCATTTGTACAGTTATGTTTTGATCTTGTGCAAAATGGCATGAGCATTCAAATCTCACAAGACTATTCGAGTATGGTAAACTTTGCTCGTTGTAAGTGTCTTGGGGCAAATGTTCTTCGTGGGCCAAAGCAAATTCCCTGGGACGGAAAACTAAATTATGATTATCAACTCTGGATTGATAGTGATATTGTTTTCAACAGTGAAAAGTTTTGGCAACTTTGTGATCTAGCTCTTTCAGAAGAAGGAGATGATAGAGAAATTGTTGCTGGTTGGTATGCAACCGAAGATGGGCGCACCACATCAGTTGCTCATTGGCTCGAAGAAGAAGAATTCCGTCAGAATGGTGGAGTCATGAATCATGAGACAGTAGAGAGTATCAGCAAGCGTCGGAAACCATTTACAGTAGACTATACTGGGTTTGGTTGGGTTATGATTAAGAATGGTGTATTTGAAAATCTAGAATATCCTTGGTTTGCACCCAAGATGCAAGTATTTGAATCTGGTGCAGTACAAGATATGTGTGGAGAAGATGTTTCATTCTGTCTCGATGCAAAAGAGCAAGGATTTGAGATTTGGTGTGATCCTCGCATTCGTGTTGGTCATGAAAAGATTCGTGTAATCTGATATCTTATGTTCAACATCCTGTATAAAGGAAGAAAAATTTATACAAATCTAACTGAAGAAGAGTCTACGGATATTCTTCTTCAGTTAGCAGAGCAGTCATATAATGGCGAAATTGATGCAAATGAAATTGAATTGGAGGAAATTTAATGGCTAAAATGAAAAGTTCGAATGGATCAGATAAAATTGAATCTAAACCCAAGTCTACCCGCCAGGGTGATGGGAAGCATACAAAATATTCTGCAACAAGCAGGAATAATGCACGGAAGCCTTATCGAGGTCAAGGTAATTAAATAAGTTAAGTACATAAGAGCCTTATGGCTCTTTTTTTATGTCTAAAAGAGATTATGTTTTAGAGTGGATAAAGAAAGTATCTGAGATACGGCCCGAAATTGGTGGGTTTCTATGTGTCCTTATGCCAAAAAAGCCCTTTATGATATTATAGATACTTATGATTTAGTCTAATCGGGATAGAAACCCCGTTAAAAGTTCTGATTCTAAACGATCAGGAGTAAAAAATGACTAAAAAAATTGATAAAGATCAAAATTATATGAAAGAAATGTGGGGAACATCATATCTTGCTAATGAATATGGGTGGGAAAACAAAGTACAGTCGCAAAAAATGCTTCGTGAAATTAATCATGACGATATAACACCAAAAAAGCACGATTTCCACACTCAAAATGAAATTCATTCCAATATTCGTAATGATGATGACTATGATGATTGGGATTATGGCACAGAACCTCTTTTTGGGTAATAAATAAAGATAATATTTTAATATTTTTAATGCCACTAGAAAGAGTTAGTAAAGGATTTAAAGATATTAGTATGACATTTAAGGTCAACCCAATCAATTATGATTTGATTGACCTTAAAAATCAAACTGCAATCTCTCGCTCTATTCGAAATTTGGTACTCACATCAAATGGAGAACGATTTTTTAATGAAAATCTTGGTTCTAGGGTCAATAAATTATTGTTTGATGATATGAATTCAATAACTGCTTCAATAATTGAGGATGAAATTAGAACTACAATCGACAACTATGAACCAAGAGTGACTTTAATTTCAGTTGATGCCACTCCAAACTATGATGATAATGAATTTGAAGTACAAATTACATATCAAATCGTAGGTATTGATGTACCACCACAACAATTATCATTCGCACTATTGCCAACAAGATAAATGTCTCTAGTAAATTTTACTAATTTAGATTTCGATCAAATTAAAATATCAATTAAAGATTATTTGAGGTCAAATTCCAATTTTACCGATTATGATTTTGAAGGATCGAACTTATCCACAATAATTGACATTTTAGCATATAATACTTACATATCATCATATAATGCAAATATGGTGAGTAACGAAGTATTCATCGATTCTGCAACATTAAGAGAAAATGTTGTGTCATTGGCAAAGAACATTGGATATATACCCAAATCTAGAACTTCAGCGAAATCTAATATAACCTTTTTCGTAAATGTATCAAATTCTTCAATAAATTCTAATTTTTTGACCTTAAAAAAAGGAATTGTCTGCACTTCGCCAAATACAATATCAGGTCAAGGATTTACATTCTGTGTATTGGATGATATCACAGTACCTGTTATTGATAACATCGCTATATTTGAAAATATAGACATTTATGAAGGAACTTACATTACAACTAGCTTCACTGCAAATCCATTTGATCCAAATCAAAGATTTATTTTAAATAATGCCAATATAGACACATCTACTATTAAAGTTGATGTCAGAGATACACAAGAAAGTTCAACAAAAAGACCTTTTGTTCACACTGATAACTTATCTGAGGCAAAATCTACTTCAAGAGTTTACTTTTTACAAGAAGTAGAAGATGAAAGATATGAGATCTTATTTGGTGATGGCGTTTTTGGGAGAAAATTGGAAGTTGGAAATTACATAGAGGTCTCTTACTTGATATCGAGTGGATCTGAAGCAAATAGAATTGGGACATTTAACTTTGTTGGAAAAATTCTAGATGACTCGGATAGAATTTTACAAGGAGATTTTTCATTAGTTACCGTGAATTCAGTTTCCGATTATGGACAAGAAAAAGAGTCAATAAGTTCAATAAAAAAATATGCCCCAAGAGTATATTCTGCGTATAACAGAGCAGTAACTAACTCAGATTATGAATCTATTGTGACTAAAATATATCCGGAAGCAGAGTCAGTGACCGCATATGGTGGAGAAGAATTGGATCCACCACAATATGGTAAAGTTTTTATTGCAATTAAGCCAAGATATGGTGCAACATTTCTTTCAAGTACAATAAAAAGAAATATTTTAAATGATTTAAAAAAATATAGCGTGGCTGGGATCTTACCTGAAATTATAGATTTGAAATATCTTTATGTTGAAACTGAATCTGATGTATATTATGATAAAAACCTAACCTCGAATGTTAATGATATTTCTACCTCCATATTACAAAATATAAAAGATTATTCAAGATCAAAAGATTTGAATCAATATGGAGCAAGATTTAAGTATAGCAAATATCAAAAATTAATTGATGAGACAAATGAAGCTATTACATCTAATATAACTAGAGTTTCTATCAGACGAGATCTTCTTGTTTCTTTAAACCAACCAGCAACATATGAGATTTGTTTTGGTAATGCATTTTTTGTCAGAGACTGTGATGGATATAATATACAGACATCTGGATTTAAAATAAATGATTTTGTCGATACAGTATACATTTCAGATATACCAATCGAACCCAATAATACACAGGGAGAATTGGTTTTAATTAAATTGGTCTCGGGCGTTAGTCCACAAATAATACGAAGAAATATTGGAACTATCGATTATGATAAAGGTGAAATTAATATCAATGCAATCAATATTACTTCAACCACAAAAACTTTTGGTGGAAATCCTATAGTGGAAATTTCTGCGACACCAAGGTCAAATGATGTGATAGGTTTACAGGATTTATATTTGCAACTAGATAATAATGCGATCACCATAAACATGGTTTCAGACACAATATCTTCTGGTGAATCAATTTCTGGATCATCTTATACATCATCATCAAGCTACAAAGAAAATAACATAGTAAGAAAGTAATGATTAAGAAAAGAGTTAAAATATCATCTATTGTTGAGAATCAACTTCCTTCATTTGTTAGAGAAGAATATCCTCTAATCTCAACATTTCTTAGTCAATATTATAAATCCTTGGATGGACAGGGTTCAACATATGACATACTTCAAAATATTGATCAATATGTCAAATTAGATAGTGTAACAAATTTAATTGAATCGACTGCCACTACTACGATAGTAGAGTTTGGATCAATAAACATTAGTGTATATTCTACTAATGGTTTCCCAGATAATAATGGAATAATTCAGATTGATGATGAAATCATTTTATATGAAAGTAAAAATGAGGAGCAATTTTTAAATTGCACTAGAGGTTTTAGTGGAATAACAGATTATAAAAGTACGAATAAACCAGAAGAATTAACATTTTCTACTTCATCTATCCAATCACATGCAGTTGGATCGACGGTATTAAATCTTAGTGTTTTATTTTTAAAAGAATTTTTTGCCAAGATAAAGAAGCAAATATTACCTGGATTTGAAGATCAATCACTATATTCCGATTTAGACCAAAATATTAAGCTAAATGAAGAAAATTTTATCATAAGATCAAAAGATTTTTATTCATCAAAAGGAACTGATAGTTCATTTGAAATTTTGTTTAAATCTTTATATGGGGATCCTGCTACCGTAATAAAACCGAGAGATTTTTTAATTCGTCCATCAGATTCTGAGTATAAAATAACTAAGGATATTGTAGTAGAATCCATCACAGGAAATCCAGAAGACTTGTATAATCGTACTTTGTTCCAGAATCAAGGACAAGGATTAACTGAAACTTTTGCTAGTGTGACTAATGTAGAAGAAATCATAAGAAATGGAAAAACTTATTATGTTTTAAGTTTAGATTTTGATTATGATAAAGATATTAGTGTAAGAGGTTCTATATTTGGCGACTTTGCTATTCACCCAAAAACAAAAGCATTAGATTATGTCGAATCTGGGGCAACACAAATTATTGTTGATTCTACTATTGGTTTCCCAGATAGTGGTGATCTAACTATCAAAAGTATTTCTGGAAATGATTTAATAGTATCGTATACATCTAAGAATTTAAATCAATTTACTGGTTGTACTGGAATAATAGAAGATATAAGTTTATCAGAAGATGTGAATCTCAATGTTTATGCATATTCTATTCTTAATGAGGAAGAAATTAAAGTCAGAATATTAGGTGCGATAAAAGACATAGAATTACCAAATAACAGTAAATATATTGAGCCAGGTGACATAATAAGTTTTGATACTTTGGGCAAAGTATATGATTCCCCAAAATATACGCAATGGTTAGTTAGTGTACCGAATACTTACAATGTATCTAGATTCGAATCAGTATCTGATGATCAAATTGAAATTTTCACATACGATAAAAATTTAATCAATATTTTTGATTTAATTTATATTGAATTTTTTGATTCTCAACTAGAAGAAGTAAGAGAAGAGCTCTTTGAAGTAATTTCAGTAGCTCAAAATGGCAATTCAATCTTTGTTAAAAATCAATATCAGATAGAAAAAATATATCATATAAGAACTGCTATTAAAAAATATGTCAACTCTGAAGATGATATTATTACTAGTAATGTACAAAATGTTTATGTAGATGAGTCTAATGATCAATATATTGCATCTCAAAGTATTCCCGATTATATTGATCAAAATATAGAAAAAATAGATTTTTCTATCAATTTCTTTGGTATTTTTGAAGATATTGAGAATGCAAAAGAAGGAATATCATCAGAAGTAAACAATGAGCAATTTGAGTTAAATATCAATCAAATTCACGATTTTAAAACTGGTGACTCTGTATATTATGTGCAAAATGCCTCCCAATACACTTTGAATGATGGTACAACTATCAATTTAAATTTATACGATGGGCTAGTCGAAAGGCAACTATATTATGTCGAATCAACATCAGATACTAAAATAAAATTATATAAAAGTAGATCAAATATCTATTTTAAAAGATATAATCCTATAAAATACAATAGATTGTATTCCAATATCAATCTAAATGAAGTAACTTATACCAATTCTGAAAAAATAGATTTATTATCGAAAACATATTTTCTACAATCTAATGAATTTGTTTTATTGTTTGACTCAGACAATAATATTGAGGTTTGGTATTACAATTATACATCAAACACATGGGAAAAAATAGATTATTCTATTACAGCAAAATTGTATAAGAGCAATTATATAGAAGAAAATACCAAAAAGCCATTAAAAGCAACAAATTTAATCAAAAAAATATCCCCACCTACTACTCCAATCTCGGACCTTGAGGATACTCCGAATGGAACAACAGGAATTTTAGTAAATGGAGTAGAAATATTAAATTATAAATCTGAAGATTTTGTGTATTATGGTGAGATAGAAAAAATAGATATAGTATCTGCTGGAAAAGAATATGATGTAATAAATTTACCAACATTAGAAATTTCCGATTTATCTTCGACTAAATCTTGTACTGCACATTTAGAAATTACAGGAACTTTACAAAAAGTTGATGTAATAGACGGTGGATTTGACATATTAGAAGAGCCCAGCATAAAGATTTTGGGCGGCAACGGAAGAGATGCAGAACTCAAGGCAAATTTGATTAATTTTAGGCATACAGTTGATTTAAATCCGACTGCAACTTTTGTAAATTTATCTGACAATACGATTGCATTTTCCACTTACCATAAATTTAGAGATACCGAAGAGGTAGTATATAAAACTAATGGTAATAGAGCTTTAGGTGGAATTTCGACTCTTTCGAGTTATTTTGTGACCGTTCAAGATGATGTAACTATAAAACTACATGAAACGAAACAAGATGCTTTAGATGGGATTGAAATTAATTTAACATCTTATGGCGATGGTGGCCAAGAATTAGAATCAAAGGAAGATAAGAGAAAAATATCATCTATAACAATATTAAATCCTGGTCAAGGATATAAAAATAACTATGTTTCAGTATCTCCTACTGGAATTAGCACATATACAAATGAAATTATTGCCAAAAATCACGGATATGAGGATGGAGATATAGTTACATACACTTGTACCGGGAGTTATCCAGAAGGATTGTCGCAGTCAAAATATTATGTTACTAAAGTAAATGAAGATAGATTCAAATTATCAGAAATTGGTGTTGGATTGACATCAAAAGATTTTTATTTCAATACAAATCAATATGTCAATATAGCTAGTTCTGGCATTGGCACCCATATATTCCAACACGAGCCAATATCACTAGAAGTATCGGCAAAAATTGGAATATCTTCATATTCTAAAGATTTATTTTACCCTGTCATTTCTCCGATTTTTAGGGGAGAAATAACAAATGTGTATGTGGAAGATGGGGGAATTGGATATGGTAGCTCAGAAATTTTAAACTATGAGAGGCAACCAGTTTTTACAATAAAAAGCGGACAAAATGCTCAATTAATTGCCAATGTATTAAATGGAGTAATAAAAGATGTATATGTTATAAATGGTGGAACAGATTACAATTCCATTCCAGAGTTTTCCATTAGAGGTACTGGAACTGGTGCGTTATTATCACCAGTAATAGAAAATGGAGTATTCAAAGATGTTATAGTTGTGAATGGGGGATCTGGATATGAACAAAAAAATACTGTAATTGAAATAATTAATTTTGGTCAGGGTGCTAGATTTAATGCAAAAATAAAATCATGGAACATAAATTTAACAAATAGAATATTGAATTCAAACAATTTAATATCAAATGATGATGGAATCTTGTATTCGAATTTACCAAATTCTCTAAAATATTCCCATTTATACTGTCCGAATCAACTCAGAAAAAAAATATATTCATCTTTTATTGATGAGTTTGGAAATAAGATAAGAAGAATTGACTATGATAATAGTATTTCTGCCGTAAAATATCACTCTCCCATAATAGGTTGGGCGTATGACGGAAATCCAATATATGGCCCATATGGATATTCATCTCCAAATTCTGTTAGTTCCATCAAAAAAATTAGATCTGGATATGTATTATCGCCATTAGAAAATAGACCCCCAGAAATTATTAATAATCTGGTAGTATTTCCATATGGAATTTTTATAGAAGATTATAAATTTACTGGAGATGGCGATCTAGACGAATGTAATGGAAGATTTTGCGTTACACCAGAGTATCCAAACGGTGTATATGCATATTTTTGCACTGTATCAAATGAAGATGATTTTGTACCGCAATTCCCATACTTCATCGGAAATAAGTATAGATCGACTAAAATTTTAACTAATTTTGACCCAGAAGTGAATCAAAATACATTTAATTTTGGTCAAGGTAATATCATTAGAAATACTTATTATTATGCACTAAAGCAAGAAAACTCAACATATGATTTCCTATTAAATCCATCAAAAGATACTACTCAAGATTCTAAAGTATCCTCTGTAGAATATTCCAATTTAAGTAGTATTGGTATACTGACTTCTGGACAAAATTATAAAGTTGGCGATGTAATAAATTTCGATTCGGAAGGAACAAATGGATATGATGTGAGTGCTGTTGTTGGTTCTGTAGGTGGTAAAATCGTACAAACTATAGAAAATGTTTCATATGTTACAAAAGATGTCGAATTATATAATTCAACATCAAATATAGGCATATGTACTTCTCCACACCAACTTAATGATCTAGATTACATTAATCTCATTGAAAATTTTGGAGTAAATTCAAGCACATTCATACAAGTTGGAATCAGTTCTCAGACATTAATTCTCGTGGATGATGTAGCTGATACTACAACTACTGGAATTGTAACCGATTTTGAAGTAAATGGAAATTTAAGTTTTCCATCTATCATGGAAAATGATTATTATAAATTGGAAGACGAAGTTATTAAAATACTACAAGTGCGACCGGAAGATTCTAAAATAAAAGTATTAAGATCAGTATCTGGACCATCTCACCTAAAAACATCTACCTTAGTTGAACTGACTAGAAAATTTACATTTGAGGAAAATCTAACATACAATCCTGGTAATATTAACCGAGAATATTATTTTGATCCAATAAAAAATGTTGGTTTTGGCACAACATCTGGGTCAATTGTAGAGGTAAATTATACTGGTATAGGTGATACTACTCTATACATCCCACCAGGAAATTTTTATCTACCAAAACACAATTTACAAACAAATACACCTTTAGTTTATTCCGAAAATGGCGGAAATCCAATAATAGTATCAAATGGATCTAGTATTTTTGATTTAAATTCCATAGATTCACTATATGCAATAAAAACATCCAATGATTTTATTGGGATATCTAGTAATAAAGTTGCAATAGGTACAGATGGAAATTATATTGGAATTGGAACTACTACATCATCTTTGTATATAACTGATTTTGGCGCAGGCGTATATCATAGTTTTAGAACTAACTATGAAAATGTATTAAAATTCAATGCCATAAAAAATACTATAAATGTTTCCACGGCATCTACCCATGGTTTGTTGGTTGGAGATGATATATCAATTGCAGTTAAATCTGGAATCACTACAAGTATAAAAATAAAGTACAATGATTACAACAGGAGAATTATATTTAATGAAAAATACTTCACTAATGTTGATATTATAGACAATATTTTTACTTTAACCGATCATGGGTATAATAATGGCCAAGAATTGTTATATGTTTCCGATTCTTCTCCATCAGAATTGAAAGATAATCAAATTTATTATATACTCAAAATAGATAATGATAGATTTAAATTAGCAGAAACATCATATGATTGCCTATACTTAAAAAAAGAGATAGATTTCACATATTCTTTTTCTGGATATTTCTATGAATTGAATTCAAATATTATTATCAGAAAAAACCAAAAAGTAATTTTTGATTTATCTGATTCATCTTTATCTTTTATTGATGAATTTATAACTAAATCGGCATTCGATTTTAAATTATATTATGACAAAAATTTCAATAAAGAATATTATTTTGATTCGGATGGTGAAATAAATGTCACTAAATTTGGAAATATTGGAATTGATTTAAATTCTAGATTAGAATTGCAGGTGAGTGATGGTACTCCAAATGAATTGTATTACAATTTAATTCCCGTATCCAATATTAATTTGCCAATCGAAAAGGAAGAGATTTTAGTTGATACATCAATTTATAATTTCAATAAAATAACAATATCTGAAAGTCTTTATTCTGGGAACTATAATATCATTAAAGTCGAACCAAATTCTTTTTCATACCAAACAAAAAAAATAATAGAAAATTTAAATTATAATTCAAATAATTCTAATTTAAACTATAATACAATATCAAAAACAGCATTTGGCCCTATAACTTCAATAAATCTAATATCTGGGGGCAATTATTATTCTAAATTGCCTGGAATAACCTCTATAACCAGTTCTAGTGGATATGATGCGGTCTTATATCCAATAAGTAATCGTGTTGGAAAAATAAAATCAACTAAATTAGAAGATATTGGATATGGGTATTCAGTTGACCCAACAGTTAGACCAACAATAAAATTACCGAATGTATTTCGAGTAGAGCCTTTTTCGACAATAGATGAGATAAAAACAACATTTAAAGGAAAATTTTATAATTATTCGCCGAATTTGATAGTATTGGACCCAATAACCAAGGAGATACAGGATGTAATTCTCGATTATGATTATTCTACTGGAATTGTACAAATAATTAAAAATTCTAACGGATTTAATAATGTAGAGCCTCAGATTATACCAGTAAATAATTCAAATGGTATTGGAATAAGTTCAATAACATATGATCCAATACTCAAACAAGCTACAGCAAAATTAAATTATAATTTCACAAATCCAGATACATTTCCAGTACAATTATTTGATGAGATTTATGTGGAGAATACTTCTATAATTGAAAATAGTCCAGATTTTAATTCTGATGGTGGACTATATAAGGGATTCAACTCAAGTGAGTATGATTATTCTACATTCAATGTAGTTGGACTCAGTACAGCAATAGAAGATCAAAAAGCATACATAATTTTTTATGTTGGCGATGTATTGGATCCAATTTTTGAAATTGGTACTTTTGATATAGAGCTTTCTAGGGGGAGTGTAGTTCCACTTAAAAATACTCCAACATTTGAAGTTAAAATTAAGAAAAATTCATATATTGTTGGAGAAATAGTAGAATCTAATGGTAGTATTGGACAAGTAAGTAGTTGGGACCCAAAAACCAACTACATTAAAATAAAAACTACCCAGACCTTTGATGAAAAATCAAATCTTATCGGAAAAACAAGCGCATCTTTAGGACAAATAGTTGAAGTTATAGATTTGAGTGGGAGCTATAATATAGACTATTATTCAATAAGAAATAAGGGGTGGAAGACTCAAACTGGATTCTTAAATGTAAATAGCCAAAGAATAGCTGACAATGATTATTATCAATACTTCTCATACTCTATAAAATCTAGGGTTCCAATTGATAAGTGGGAAAGTGCTGTCAGTGCATTAAACCATACATCTGGATTCAAGAAATTTAGTGATTTTTCAGTCGAATCGGAGTCTCCAGATTCTTCTGCAATGAATCAAGATCAAAATGAAGGAAATTTCACTGGAGTATCAGATCTAAATAGCATTATAGATTTGGAAACAACCTATGATTTTGATTTGGCTCTAGAAGAAAATGTATTTACATTAAATAGAGAATTAGTTTCAGACGAAATAACATTAAATTCAACAATATTACAAGACTATTCGCAATCAGTTGGGAATCGAGTTTTAGTAATAGATGATATAAGTGGCGAGTTTAATACAAATCGAAAATCAACTTTTGTAACAGCAATAGATATTTAATAAAATGGCAAAAACAAGAGCCCTAAAGTTATTTTTAACAGTACAGAATGAAATAGACACTCAGATAGTTCAATCTTCAATTTTAACTGTAATAAATGATGGCTCTATAACAATTGAAAATGACTATGCTAAATTATACGCTACAGAAGAAATTGGAAACTATCAAATAAATATAGTTTCTGATCAGGCTGTTCTTGAATTTTTCCCAGTAGATGGAAAAATAAACGATTATTCATATGGTTATGTGTATTATGACACTAAAAAATTCATAAATGAAACTTCTTCTATTGACATTAGTGATAGTATCAGCATCATAACATTCAATAGCCAAATTTCTGCTGGAACTACGACAAATATAGTCACATTACCAGAAAAATTTAGTTCTTCGAAATTAATCGTAGAAATATCAGGAGAAGATGATACTTTTGAATTTGTTGAATTTGTTATAACTTCAGACAAAAATGGTAATGTGTATGGAGCAGAATATGGGAGATTGAATATAAATTTGGATTCTGCAGTTGGTATTGGATCTTATAATTTATATAAAGTTGGAGAAAATATAAAATTAGATTTTTTTGCATTTGATGAAACTGTAAACTATACTTCTAATGTAGTTTCTGTCGCTTTAGCTAAAACTGAGTTTTCTGGTTTTGGCAGAAGTCAGTTGAGATTTGGCGAATTGACAAGTAATAAAACTACAATTCCCGCATCTGGGTCCCCAACATTAACTACTATAGTGGAGCACTCTCTAGATTATCAATCTGCATATTATTTGATTCAAGTTAATGATTTAACAAACAATAGAATTGATTTTTCTGAGTTATACACTCTGAATAATTTAACTGAATCTTTTGGTGTATTGTATGGTAAAGTTGTATCCGAGTTCAATTTAGGGGAATTTGATATTAATACTTCAGGTAAATTTGAAGTCTTTTTTACCCCAATTCCAGACATCGATGTAGAAGTATTGGTTTTCCAACAGACTATAGGATTTACTCAATTTTCTGACTCTCCTTCTGTGATTGATCTATCTAACTCGCAAATAGTAAATGCAGTAAGTAAAGTTGGTGTAAATGATGAGAATAATAATAGAACAAATTTCAATTTAACGCATAAAGATTTGCCTATATTTGAAAGAGCTTTCGATGCAACTGATCCATTTAATTTAAACCTAGATCTGGATTACATTTATTTGCCAAATCACTTCTTTGTGACAGGAGAAAAAGTATTATACAGATCACAACAATTTGACAAAATATCAACTGAAAAATCTATAGGAATTGGAACTACATCTATTGCTGGGATTGGACTTACAGATAAACTTCCATCGGAAGTATATGTTTATAAATTTGATGCTGCTAGAATTGGATTGTGTTCTAGTCCTGGGGATGCGCTAGCTATTCCTCCAAAATTATTTGATTTTACTTCATTAGGAATAGATGAATTACATTATATCACATCTACCGATCAAAATTCTAAAGCGATAATTGCCATAGACAATACAATACAATCACCAATAATACCAACACCAATAACTACAACATTGATTTCTGATGTAGTATTATCGGATACTAGAATAGTTTTTTCTGGTATAACTTCATTTTTTAGTGGAGATCTTATAAAAATTAACAATGAAATTATGAAGATAGAGTCTGTGGGAGTTGGGAGTACTGGAAATGTTGATGTTATAAGACCTAAGCTTGGAACTGGAATATCTTCCCATTATTCTGGAGATACAGTAACAAAGATAAATGGGAATTATAATATTGTAGATAATGTCATTCACTTTTCCGAAGCTCCATATGGTCCATTCCCAGAAGAACCAGAATTTGAAGACTCAAATTCCACTTCATTATTGACTTTAGCAAAATCTAGGTTCCAAGGAAGAACATTTATAAGATCTGCAAACCCAGATTTTATTGAAGATACTTATAATAGAAACTATATTTTCGATGAACTATCTTATGAATTTGACTCAATTAAAGATACATTTGAACTAAAACGGTCTGGAGTCGCAATAACTGGAATTTCAAATAATATCCCTTTAATTTTTATCAATAATATTTTCCAAAATCCAAGTGAAGACTATACAATAAATGATCTTGGAGTAAATACAGAATTGCAATTTGTTGGCACAGAAACTACAATTACATACGACCCAAATATCTTTAATATACCTAGAGGTGGTGTAATAGTATCTGTTGGATCAAGTTCTGGTCTCGGATATCAACCATTAGTTTGTGCGGGTGGAACTTCTATAGTTTCTATAGCTGGAACTATAGAAGGAATAAGTATTGGGAATAGTGGATCTGGATACAGAGAAAATTATCAAATAGTCAAGGTTGGGGTCCAAACATATAATTCCAATTCTTCGGTGGATTATATTGGAACTGCCAATATACAAAATGGAAATGTGGTAGGTATTGCAATAACAAATGTGGGTTTTGGATATACTGCATTTCAATCAGTATACACCACATTGACTAGCAATGAAATATCAATAGGAACTACTGAGATATTTTTATACGATATCTCAAAGATACCAGAAACAAATGGTATTATAGAAATTGATTCAATATTAAATAATGTTCCAATCGTTGGGATAGGGACATCTTCTATATTCATTTCTACTTCAGATTCTCCAACATCAACAATATTTGCTGATAGTCAAGTTACAATAAAAGAATATAATCCACCGGTTGTCGTTTTTGATGAACCTTTATCATATTCGGATATACCATTGACATATTTAAATGGATCTGGAATAGGAACAGAGGCTAAAGTTGACATTGTTGTTGGTCAGGGATCTAGTGTAATCGATTTCCAGATCAAAAACTTTGGTTATAATTATACAATTAATGACATATTGACCTTACCGATAACTGGCAATATAGGGATTCCAACTACACCAGAATATACACCCTTTACAATAAATGTAACTCAAATCTTTAATGATTCATTCTCAGGTTGGACAGTTGGTAGCCTTAGACTATTAGATGATATATCATATCTAATTAGTAATAGAAGAAGAACATTTCCTTTGATGTATCAAGGAAACAGATTCTCGATTGTTGCAAAAAGAGGATCTAATATTGATGTGCAAGCAACTCTTTTAGTCTTTATAAATGATATATTACAGCAACCAGGCGAAGGTTATATATTTAATGGGGGAAGTACTATTACATTTACTGAGCCTCTAAAGAGATATCCAAATGGAAATACTGATAAAGTAAAAATTATATTTTATAGAGGAACTGAGGGCATAGATGTTGTTGATGTTGATATACTAGAAACTATAAAAATAGGTGATGTAGTTAAACTCAATGGCGATTTATATGAATACCAACAAGATCCAAGGATAGTTCAGGATATTCCAACAGTTGATATAGTTGAAACGAATTTATATAAAGGGAAAGGAATATATGATAATCCAGATTTATTGAGACCATTAGTTTGGACAAGACAAAAAGATGATATTTTTATCGATGGGGCAGTAGTCACAAAAGATAGAACAATATATGAGCCCTCTATATTCCCCACAACAGGATTAATAAAAAGTGTTGGAATAGGATCCACACAAATATTTGTACAAAATGTAAAAACTTATTTTGATAATGAAAATGAAGATAATCTCACTGATCTGAGAAATACAGTTGAGATTATATCACAAGAAAATTTAGTTTCTGCCGCAGCAACTGCGATAATAGGAATTGATGGTGAAATTGCATCTATTGATATAATAAACCAAGGAGATGGATATTCGCAAGCTCCTAAAGTTTATGTACAAAGTCCTGTTGGTGTTGGATCTACTGCAATCATAACTTCAAATGTATTGGATAGTAAAATTTCATCATTTAATATAATTGGAGTTGGCTCTGGGTATAGTACATTTAATCCTCCACTAATTTTTATAGAACCACCAACTCCAAAAGTTGAAGTAATAGAAAGTGTCAATTATAGTGGAGATTTTGGTATTATTAGTGGAATAGCGTTCACTTCAATTCCTGGTATTGCCCAGACCGGACTAGTTTTAGATTTATTGATTCCAATGGAATCCGAACTTAGAAATTTAAGTTCTCCAATAATAACAAGTGGAATACAATCTGGATATTATTTTGAAATCAATAATAGTAACATAGGAAATAGCTTAGATTCACTTTCTTCCGATGGGAGTGTAATTGGAATTGGCACAACTTCAATTGATAATATCTATGAGGCAGCTTTTGTATCAATTGCGCAAACTAGTGTATATGGAATAGGAATTACAGATGTGGCTAAAGTTGTAATTAGTGTAGATAACTATAATGGAATTTCTGGACTTGGATTTAGTAATTACTACGGAAATTACAATTGGGGACTAATTCAATTTGAAGTGAAGGCAAGGAAAAATCCAAATGAATTTATTGTAAATAAAGAAAATGGAGTTGTTGGATTAAATAGTATGCCAATTGTTAGAAGAAAAGCTCCATTAAAATATTTTAATTACTTAACATAAATAATATTAAAAACTAGGTAAATGTCAGCAATTATAACTGATCAGATTAGAATTTTAAATTCAAAGAATTTTATAAATTCATTAAAATCTGGAGAAGCAAATTTATATACATTCGTTGGTTTACCAAATGCAAGCGAATATGATAATAACTGGGATGTAAATTCCCCATCACCAAAAGATTCATTTGATGATGAAAACGATTATTGGGATACGATAATCTCTTTGAAAAAAATAAATCCAGATAGAGATATAAAAAATGTAATCAATAAGGTTCTATGGGAATCTGGTACTACCTATGATATGTATAGGCATGACATAACCAGAAATAATCTATCAAAACCTTCACAAAAAACTAGTTTATATAAGTCAAATTACTATATTCTAACAAAAAATTATAAAGTTTACATTTGCTTAAACAATTCCGCATCTCCCGACAACAACTTTGAAGGAATTCCATCATTAATTGAGCCAGATTTTATAGATTTGGAACCAAAAACAACGGAAGATGGATATACATGGAAATATCTCTATACATTAAAAATTGAAGATATAATAAAATTTGATTCTATTAATTTTATTCCCGTTCCGTCTGATTGGGAAACCTCTACAGAATATGAATCAATTAGATTGAATGCTTCTACTAGTGGACAAATTAAAGTGGTATCCATTACAAATTTTGGTGAAAATTTGGGATCCCCCAAAGTTTATTCTGATATACCAATTTTAGGCGATGGTCAAGGAGCTAAAGTAAGTATAGTTGTTGGTAACGATGAAAAAATAACATCTATTTTTGTCACCCAAGGTGGTAGCGGATATACATATGGGACTGTAGATACATCAACAATTTCTTTTCCATCTAATGCAGTTTTACCAAAATTTGATGTAATCATTCCCCCAAAAGGTGGACATGGTTATGATATATATCGAGAATTGGGAGCATATAATTTATTAATATATTCTAGATTTGAGAATGACCAGACCAATCCAGATTTTATAACTGGAAATCAAATTGCTAGAATTGGAATAGTAAATAATCCATTAGTGTTCGATTCTGATAGTATACTCACAAAAGAAAGAGCAAGTGCGGTTTCCGCACTAAAATTAGTAGGGAAAAATGAATTAGATGCTTATAAGAGTGCATCCATTGAACCAGATGCCATTATCACACAAACAATCGGAGTCGGTATAACTGCTGTAGGTAGAGTGGTATCATATGACAGTAGAACTGGAGTGTTAAAATATTGGCAAGATAGATCTTTATACGGATTCAATCTAAATGGAGAATATAATGAAAATAGAACCAGAAAAAATGAAAATGTTTCCACATATGGCAATGAAAAAATAGCATTTACTTCTGATATTTTGACAGGTGGCTCATTGGATATTATTGGATTTTCTGATGCATTACAAATAGATTCATCTTATACCGGTATAACAACAGTAATAAATAATGTTACTTATAATTTAGGACAGCAGTTTACTTCTGGGACATCCAATCCTGAAGTAAAACCGAATTCTGGAGATATAATTTATGTTGATAATAGACCATCTATAACTAGGTCTCCAAATCAAAAAGAAGATGTTAAAGTAATCTTACAATTTTAAATCGTTGGGTTAACCATGCCACAGAAAACTAATTTAAATGTCTATCCATATTTTGATGATTTTAATCCAGATAATGTATACCAAAAGGTTTTATTTAAACCTGGATACCCAATACAGGCGAGAGAGCTAAATGTAATACAATCAATGCTTCAGAGTCAAATCGAAGCATTTGGGCAATGGGCATTTCAAGATGGAAGTCCTGTAATACCTGGATCCATTAACTATAATTCAAGATATTTTGCGGTAGAATTAAAGAATAGTTTTAATGGAATAGATATCTTTAGCTATATTCCAAATATAATTGGGAAGACCATAAGAGGACAGCTAAGCGGTGTTAGAGCAAGAATACTATCAGCAATTAATAGTGAAGTATCAATAAGAGGTAATGTAACCTTATATGTGGAGTACTTGGACTCAGATTATGCTACATCAGAATATATATCATTTTCTGATGGAGAAAACATATTAATAGAAGAAAATGTAAGCATATATTTAACTGTAGATCCAGATTCAATTTTAAATCTACAGCAAAATGAACCTTTTGCATCTACTATAGATTCCAATTGCAATTCTGTTGGATCTAGTGTGGCAATAGACTCTGGCGTCTATTATATAAGGGGATATTTTGTAAAAAGCTCGCCACAATACATTATATTAGACCAGTATGAAAACAATCCAAGCTATAGAGTTGGATATTCTATAATAGAAAATATAGTGACATCAGAAGATGATAATTCATTAAATGACAATGCAAATGGATTTTTAAATTATGCTGCTCCTGGTGCTGATAGATTTTCAATTACTCTAGCCTTAATTAAAGTAGGTCTAGACGAGGAAATACCAGAAAATTTTGTCCAGATCTTGGAGATTAGAGATGGTATAGTAAGAAGTATAACTCAAGACCCACGATTGAATGAGTTGGGCAAAGAATTAGCTAGAAGAACATATGATGAGTCTGGAGATTATTATGTCAAATCTCCCACAATAACTGTCGCGGAAACTCTTGATGATTTATTGGGAAATGATGGAATATACAGTGGAAACCAACTCACTTTTAATGGGAATGTTCCAAAAGAAGATATTGCAACATATCAAATTTCTCCATTAAAAGCATATGTAAAAGGATATGAAATAGAAACGGTATCTACCACATTTTTAGATTTTGAAAAGGCTAGGACAACAAAGAGATTAGAGAACCAAAATATAATTTACAATACTGGATCTACATTATCATTGAATAGAGTTTTTGGATCACCAAAAATAGGATTTTCAACAGTTACTGTTAGCCTAAGAGATCAAAGAACTCCAGAAATTTCTGGAACAAATACTGGAAAAGAAATTGGTTTAGCAAGAGTATATGATTTTGCATTGGAATCTGGGTCATATGATTCTTTATTGTTGGATTCAAATCAATGGGACATATCTTTATATGATATACAAACATACTCTGAAATTACAGTAAATGAAAATATTACTCTATCTACTCCAACTTACATAAAAGGAAAATCTAGTGGAGCCACAGCATACTTAAAGTATGACATCTCAAATTCTGGCATTTTAACTGCATATAATTCCACAGGAAACTTCATAAATGGAGAAAGATTAATTTTTAATGATGTAGAAGATGAAAATACTAGAGTTTCTACATCAATTAAAAGTTATAGTGTAGATGATGTAAAGTCATTGTATAGTTCCATAGGGGTTGGAAATACATTTTCTGCTGATTTAATTAAAACCCAAAAAATAAGTTTTGGAGTTGCAGATATTTCTGCCGTAGATTTAATATCAGGAATTTCTACAATAAGTACAAACACCCCTATATTTTCTGGTGTAGTGAAGGTTGGGGATTTGGTATCATATACACAACCAGAAAAATTATATCCGACATATTCAAAAGTAAATTCTGTAACTGCAACCACTTTATCTGTAGTTGGAGTTACTACAGTGAATGGAGTTTGTGATGGTAGCCTCCCAATATCTTCAATATCAGTATCAGATTTAAAATTATTAGGAAATAAATCTATAATATCGATTGATAATACTCTATATACAAAGTTACCAAAAGATAATGTTAGTAGTGTTGATTTAACCAATTCAACTTTAACGATTAGAAAGCAATTTGATCTGACAATTACATTAAATTCAACTGGAAATGTCATATCAGATGTAGATGAGGTATTTTTACCTTTTGATGAAGAAAATTATGTTCTAATTTCTAATGATGGTATAACTGAAAAATTAACTTCAGATATGTTTGATGTTTCAGTATATAATTTGTCTGGTGGATCGACAATAAAGTTTAATGGACTACTTACTACAAGTGGGTCAGCAAAATTGATAGCTACATTAACTAAATCAAATGTAAAGGAAAAGAAAAAAAATAAATCAATTGTAAAATCAATAGTAGTAGATAAATCTAGATTAGTTGGATCTGGAATTGGAGAAACTACTCTCAATAATGGTTTGGTTTATGGAAATTATCCATATGGAACTAGAGTAGAAGATGATGACATTTGTTTATTGCAATCTGATGTAAATTCAATATACGGAATATTTGAACAAAATGATAGTTCAAATTTGAATATTGACCCTACTTGCCCTACGATTACACTGAGCAATATAAGTGGTCCTTCTGGGAGTACCAATGATATTTCACTTGGGGAAACTTTTGTTGGCCAATTGACCAATGCTGTTGCAATATGCGTGGAAAAAGTAAATTCTAATACTATAGGATTTGTATATTTAAATTCTAATACTTTTGCAATTGGTGAGTCTTTGTTGTTTGAATCTTCTTTAGTTGATGGGATAGTCAATTCTATAACAAGCAAAGATAAAAACATAACATCAAACTATATTTTTGACAGTGGGCAAAGAGCTACAATATATGATTACTCTAAGATAATAAGGAAAAATCAATATAAAGAACCAATTAGAAAAATTAAAATATATTTTAATGCTTCGGAATATTCCGATTCAGACACTGGAGATATTACTACAGTAAACTCTTATGTAGATTTCGAGTACAATGAAATAACATCAACAAATGAAATAAGAAATAGTGACATAATTGACATTAGACCTAAGGTTTCTCCATATGTTGTTGAAGAAAACAAAAAATCTCCTTTTGAATTTGATTCAAGATCTTTTGATAGTGCATATAACAACTCATCAAAATATGTTTTAGCCTCAGATGAATCAATTTCTTGTTCATATTCTTTCTATTTGCCAAGAATGGACAAAATATTATTATCTAAAGATGGAATACTTCAGGTTAAAACTGGAGATCCAGCTGAAGTTCCTCAACCTCCATTGACAGGAGATGACTCAATAGAATTGGCAACAGCATTTATACCAGCATATACTTTTAATGTAAATTCTATTTCTATTGATAAAAAAGAATACAAACGCTATACTATGTCAGATATTAGTAAGCTTGAAAATAGAATTGAGAATTTAGAATACTATACTACTTTATCCTTACTTGAAAAAGAAACGGCCCAATTAAATGTACTTGATGATAGTGGAAATCCAAGATTTAAATCTGGATTTTTTGTGGACAATTTTACAACTACAATATATCAACAAAAAGAAACTATTATAAAAAATTCTATAGATATACCTAATAATGTTCTTAGACCATCTCATTATACAACAAATTGCGATTTAGTGATCGGAGAGTCTTCTTTAATATTAAATAATAATAATTCTGTTGATATAAATTATTCAAATGATTTTATCGGAACAAATATCAAAAAATCTGGCAATGTAATAACTTTAGATTATGTAGAAGTTGTTGAAAACACTCAAGAATTCTCAACTAGAGTTATTGATGTTACTTCATATTCATCATCTGAAAATTCTGGTAGCATAATTTTAAGTCCATCTTCTGATGCATGGGTAAGTCAAACTAAAGTAAAAGTAAATAATATTGAACTGGATGAAGATTTGAATGAGAATGGAGTTCAATTAGAGATATCTAAAGACTCTGAGGACCTTGGATTTTCACCTGCAGTTTGGCAGAGTGTCACATGCTGGAAGCCCCAACCAAAACCTGGTTTAAAGGGCAGAAATGTTAAAGGAGGTCCAAATCGCCCCAAACAAAAACCAGACTATGCACCTACTGGTCGCAGATTGAATACCGCTATTTTAACTAATACTACAGTTTCAGCCAATGATGCAACTTCATCCAATTATAATGGAATATCACTAGGTACATCAGTTGTGTCCACTGATGTAATACCATATATGAGGGCAAGAAATATTGAATTTAAAGCTGAGAGGATGAAGCCATTTACTAGACTATACGCATTTTTTGATAATGTTGATGTCAATGAGTATATAATTCCCAAATTAATTGAAATTGAAATGGTAAAGGGCACATTTGAAGTTGGAGAAACTTTAGTTGGGAGAGTGCCTCAGTTTAACTTTAGTTGGATTCAAAATGGAATAAAGAAAGGAAATTTATTGAGGGACAATCTCAATTCTTTAGGAGTTTCAATAGATTCCATTTCTGATATAAGAACTATTGGTATATCTACATCAACAGATCCACGAAATAGAAATCTATCAAGAAGATCATTAGATTTATTTAATTCTAATAATTTTAAACCTATAGTCAAATTTAGAGTTTGTGCCCCAAACCATAAAGTTGGTCCATATAATTCACCGGAAAAAACTTATAACTTAAATCCATATAATAGATCTGAAGTTGTGCCAAGTTCATATTCCGCAAACTCAAGTATATTGAATATAGATACATATAGCCTTTCCTATATGGGAAATACTAATTTTTATGGACAGATTAAAATTGGTATGCAATTAATTGGCAGTTCTAGTGGTGCTGTAGCTACAGTAAAAGACATCAGATTGATTTCAGATGAGAATGGATCTTTGATTGGATCATTTAGAATACCAAGAGATAATAAAAGAAAATTCACAACCGGAGAAAAAGTATTTAAAATCACAAATAGTTCTACCAATTCACTTGTTCCTGGTATCGTATATACTTCTGCGGAAGAGAAATTTTATGCTCAGGGATACTTGAATAAGCAAGAAGAAACTATATTATCGATAACAAAACCAAGAATTGCTCCGGAAATTCCCAATGAAACTCCGCCATCACAACCACAAACACCAACATATAATCCACCACGATCAACTCCAACTTCTTCTACACCAAAACCAATAGTAATACCAACTCAACTTTCACCATCGGTTCCACCGCAACCAAATATTATAGATGTGAATAGAGGAGGTCCTTTATATGCAAATGCTGCCCAAAATAGGCTAATAGATGCATATGAACAATTAACAGGAAATACTGCTAAGAATATAAATAATCTAGCTAAAAAACTAGGTGTCGATATAGATCCAAAGCCAGGTGGGAACTTAACCAAAAAAGATGGAAATGCCATCCTAAAAGCCCTTACAAATGCTGGCGTAAATCAAGTTCCAGGTGGGTCAGTTTATGTACCTGGTCCAGGGTCAGCTAGATCTCCAGCTCCACCAAAACCAGCTCCACCAAAACCAGCTCCACCAAAACCAGCTCCACCAAAACCAAAGAATACATCATCTAAACCTAAAAACAAGAAGAAATAAATAAAAAAAAGGTCATATAAATGGAAGTTAAAAATCCTCTTGCTCAATCATTTTATATATTCCCACAAACTGGAATATTTGCTACTTCCATTGATCTATATTTTTATTCTAAAGATCTCTATGAATCAGTGACGGTCCAATTGAGACCCATGAAGATGGGCACACCAGATACAATTGTGTACCCATACAGTGAGGTGACATTATATCCAAATGATGTAAATGTCTCATCTGACTCAAGTTTACCAACGACTTTCAAATTTTCTTCTCCGGTATATCTTTCCGGTGAAACTTATCATTCTGTTGTAGTGATATCAAATTCATCAGAATATAAGGTTTGGATATCTAGACTGGGAGAACTTGATGCATTAAGTTATAACTCAGCCAATACTAGAGAAGTTTTTGTAACTAAGCAGAAGGAAACTGGTTCATTGTTTTTGTCCCAAAGTGGTTACACTTGGACAGCTAGTCAATATGATGACTTAAAGTATACCTTAAGAAGAGCAGATTTTAATATAGAAAATCAGGGAGTGATTAATTTTTATAATTCTAATTTAGATTCCGATGAAAATATATCCAAATTACTTCCAGATGCAATAGAATTTAATTCAAAAAAAATTAGAGTTGGTCTCTCTAAAACAGTATCAGATGCTGGATTAGTTTTTGGCAATACTATAGTACAAGCTACTACAAATGCAACTGGAAATTTTGTTGGATATGGTGGATCAGCATTTGGAGATCTAAGTATAATAGATAATGGCATTTCATATGAAGATGGATATTATTCTAACATTCCACTTTTAAGCTTAACTGGCACTGGTAGAAACGCAACTGCAAATATTACTATAGTTGGTGGGGAGTTAGTCTCATTGGGAGCAACAGTTTCAAATGGTGGATATGGATACAAAGTTGGCGATGTTCTTACATTTGATCCCCCTGGAATAAATCAGATTGGCAGAAATGTGAGAATATCAGTTTCAAATATTGCTGGATATAATGAATTGGTGTTAGATCAAGTTCAAGGAAATTTTGAAACTGGAGTGGGCAAAACTATAGGATACATAGACAATACTGGAAATACAGTTGATTTGAATGGATTTGGATCAGATGTTCTTTTAGATTCTGCTCCAATTGAAATAAATGATGGTAGACATATTAAAATAAATCACTTCAACCATGGTATGCACTCTAGCGCAGATGTAGTTGAAATATCTGGAGTAATTTCAGATATAAACCCAACTACATTAGTGAATGAAGAATACACTCCAGACGCTACAACTAATATAACATTAGAAGATTCTACTAATTTTTCTACTTTTGAAGGATTGCCAGTTGGACCTAGCAATGTTGGGTATATTTTAATTGGAGAAGAAATAATATCATACGAATCAGTCACTGGAAACGCATTAGGTGGAATTACGAGAGGGATAGATCAAACCAACCCTGGAAATTATGAAGTTGGAGTTCCAATATACAAATATGAATTAAACCAAATATCATTGAGAAGAATAAACAAAGTACATCAATTATCTGATGCGACGACATCTGAACCAATAGGAATGGATTATTATGATTTAAAATTATTAATGAATTCTAATGGGACTGATAGAATTACTTTAAATCCATTGTATATAAAAGAATCTAAAACCGCTGGGGGACAGGAAATAACAGCAACTAGAAATATACAATACAGTATTATAACTCCAAGTTTTGAAACCATATCTCCACCTAGAACAACATTAAGATCTGCCATTAGGACGGTAAGTGGAAAAAGTATAGATGGAATAGAATTGCCTTTTGTCGATCAAGGATTTGAAGAGGTTGAGTTGAATGGGGTCAATTACCTAAGTTCAAATAGAATAATTTGCTCTAATGTAAATGAATCCGCAAAATTAAGTAATTTACCGGGAAATAAATCTTTAAATTTAAATATTTCATTGGAATCTGAAGATACAAGATTGTCACCGATGATATCAGCAATAGAAAGAGCTTCTGTAATTTTAACTTCAAACAGAATTAATAGCGTGATATCGAATTTTGCAGAAGATGATAGAGTTTCGACATTAGCCGGAGATCCATCTTCATTTGTATATGCAACCAAACCTATAACCCTTGAGAGTTCCGCTCAAACAATAAAAGTCATATTGTCTGCGTATTTAAACATATATACTGATGTAAGATTATTCTACGCAATATCAAATTC